GTGTTCGAAAACCGCGGAGCTCTGCTCTGCGAGTAGTATAATGGAATGTGCTTCATCCACAACCTGCCACTGTTTCACACTCCAATCCCAGCCTTTCATATCAGAGTAGGCCATAGGAAGTCCGCACCCCATTATGTCTGCGTAAACGCAGGCTGTATGGTCTTCAGTAAATCCTATGCCAGGTTTGGAGGGAATATCCCTCCAACTCTGTATTTCTAGTTTGGTCAAGTGCCGAGTCAACAACATTTCTATAATCTTATCGGTTAGTGAAACTGACATAATCAGTCTAACTCGACCAGAATCTATTTTCTCCTTCTTGTGGGGCTCGTTCTTAACGAACACTCGCACTGGATCCATAAGATTCTTATCGAGTCTCTCCTTTCGGGTCATGGTTTTAAGCTTTTCTATGGGAATGGACAAAATTGCTTCAACTCTATCTAAGACGGCGTCATTAAGCCGCTCGCCCATGTTTTCCATCAGCTTATCGTTTCTTTTCGCGACCTTAGCATGAGGGACTCCTGGGCTGGCTTCTGACTTAATGGCATCTTTAACTGAGTCAATCGCTTTGCCCATTCTTCTCGGTTGTAGTTGAGTAAATATAAAGGTAATTTGTGTTTCTTATAAAGTGGTAGTAATCGTTCGTTGGATTCTTTAATCTCTAATTGGCTGGGTATCTTATAATCTAAGATGTGGTCATCGCACTGGAGCCTAAAGCTGCGCTTTTCGGCTTCAGCCCCTCGCGGGGGCCAGGCGTATTTAGCGTAGCTTGGGTCTCTCGTGCAAAGTTCCCGCCACTTTGAGGATTCTTTCCTGCAACCGTCGCCCGGGAACGTGATTTCGCTTCTCCCGATCTCCCTGGATTTTGAGGAGAACGGAATTGGCTCGTCGTGCCAGTGGTAATAGTTGCCTCAGATGTAACTGGGGCTTGCAAGTTTAAAGGATCCTCTAGTTCTTGAACTTTCAAAGCCTCTTTTCTCTGCTTTGCCTTTCGCCTCCTCTTAGCTGATTTCTTCAGCTTAGGGGCAACAGGCGACTCAGCGTACTCTTGCCAGGGCTTCTCCCAGCATTTCCGGGGTTGCGGGCCACTAGAGCTCGAGACAGAGTCGGGTGGGACTGACGTCTCTTTGACAGGGTCTATCTTAACCACCCTCTCATCTCCAGCCTAAGACC